CGAGGCCTTAGCTTCCGGAGGCGAGGTCCACAAAATAAATGGTGGCTTTAAGAAGATAGCAGATGAGGCGCTAAAGATGAGATGCGATCCTGTTGAGTGGATAGAGTTCGAGGAATATGTAGAGAAAGTGGAGTGGCTAACTACTGGTTCAAGCAGTGAAGGGTACCTACATTTTGAGACAATGGACGGAGAAAAACATAAGATTAGAGCAAGAAAAAACTTCTTACCAGACGTTGCTGATCTAAAAAAACTGGCTCAGGATGCCCTGGCGTATAAGAAACAAAGCAATAAGACAATATTGAAGAGTGAGCTTGGGAAAATACGACTAGCGGTGGCGGCTGACATTTACAACTATTTAACCATGAGTTGGGTGAATTACTTATTGAATGGAGCGTACAAGCAATGGGAAGGCTCAACCATAGAAGAAGACATATACACTCAGACGGACAGACTGATCAAAATGATAAGAATGTTGAGAACGAAGTATGGCTTACCATTCGACTATAAAACCTTTGACCATCAACCAACCACGGAAGAACTGAAAGTAATAGTGAGGATAATAACAGATGCTGCAAGGTGCAACGTACCTATAGAGAGACGGGAGGTGTATGATAAGATAGTGGAGACAATAATTTCAAACTTTGATAATAGTTGGCTAAGTGCAAGAGACGGTGAAAAGAAGTATAAGCGTAGGGTGACTGGAGGACTAATGAGTGGACTAAGATGGACAACAGTTATAGGAAATGCATGGAACTCGGTGATGACAAGTGCTGTATTACAGTTACTCAAAGATAGTGGCATGAATATGGAAGGGATAGAGCGGTACATCAGAGGGGATGACAGTGCGATATTTACAAACAACGCGGCTCAAGCGACATTGATAGCTCAAGGGTACAGTGATATCGGCGTGATTGGCGGGACTGGCAAATATTCAGTAAGAAGACATGAAATGGAATTCTTAAGAACATGGTTCGATGAAAGATGTCACGGATACCCAGCAAGAGCAATACCCGGCCTAACTCAAAGGAAGCCTTGGAGTGCGGCACCGTGGGAGGAGGAAATGGTGATAAAAGCTCTAAGTGACATTTGTGTAACCATCGAAAGACGAGGACATAGCATGGTGGCAATCAAGAACGTGCTGATAGCTCACTGGTGTAGTTTACATAGCTTGCCCAGGAAGATAGCTTGTATACCTAAGGCAGAAGGCGGTTTAGGACTCGAACCATGGGATGGAGAGAGCAAATTAGTCGGCAAACTACCTAGGATAAAGAAACCAGTTCTGAAGTTTGAAGGAATAACAAAATGGAGAGAAAATAGAGTAATGCAACTAGCAACAGAAGAGAAGATACCTTTAACAAATGAGCAGGCGAAGAAAATTGCAAATGAGGAGTTAACAGGGGTAATAGCATCAGATGATATACCTGAAGCTGCTCGCGCACTGAGGAGTGAGTGGAAAAAGCTGATGAAAGGAGTTAAGATCAGGGTAATTAAAGAGCGGAACATACAACCACCAGGGATTAAACGTTTTAACATTCCAGTGATCCAGGCGAGAGAGGGCGAGTTACAAAGCATAACAGAGTATCTCTCAAAAGGAAAAGGGACATTTGGGCAATATTCGAAGGATATAGCACAGTTTAAGTCTGTGAAGAAAATGTTAAACGAGAGCGGAATAGGAGTCAAAGAGTGGATCAGAAACAACAAATACGGGTTAGCAGCAGCAATTCGGAAAAGCAAGATGCACATAGGTGAGGCGTTAGATTGGCTAGCTGGCGAAATACCTGTCGTAACGAGGATATTACACCCAAGTCTAACTTATTTAATGCAGCT